ACCGAACTGAACAGGTTGTACATAAGCTTGTTCCTGCCTTTCTGCTTCCGACCTAGTGACTGTATTGATAGCATTGCCACCATTTAATTTATCAAGAGAATCCTTATTATACATGCCGCCGTCTTTAGTCTTAACATTCTCATACAAATGGGACATTGTTACCTTCTTAGAATGGGCAACAAAGGTACATTCGTCTTTGTCTAACGATCTAGCATTAGGAGTATATAGCAACTCATTAAGAGGTACATTGTCAACTAACGGTCTTGCTTCGGTTATCTTGCTGTAATTGATAGCCGCCATAAATAACGGTCTACCTTGTTGGTCAACTTGTCCGGGAACCACCTGCTGTGTGACAAGAGAACCAGCCTGTTTTAGTTGTTGCAATTGGTCAAAGTTAACAACCTGCTGTGTGTCGACATCTTCCCTTTTTTCATCCCAAGTAACCTTGATACAGCCAACTAATTGAATATCAGTATCTTTAAGCCACTGAAAACATTTAGTAAAAAATCCTTGTTTTTCTAACTGTTGATTTACAAGTGCGTCCATCTTATCTGCTTGATCGTCGTATTGGCTTGTAGTTCCTGTTATACGACCTATTGACCTGCCACCTAAGAATATACGCATCAATGAAGCCAAACGTCTCTCAATAGCTTGTGATACACTTGAATCGGTAGCCTGTGAAGTTTCTGCCAGTACAGGGAACATTTGATTATAATAATCTCTGTCAGCATAGTAAATCGCTTGACGTTCTGCCAATTTAACATCTCGCAAATCTCTACTTGATCTTGCTTCATTTCTCATTGAAACTAATTTGGCTCTTAATTCGTCAATGATCTCCGGATTAATAACCTTCTTTTTATCTGCCATGCGCTTACTCTGAACTCATTAGATATTGAATGTTTAGTGTTACGATGGAACCTGCGGCACCTGAAGCACTTGCAACAATAGTCATGGCATTTCCTCTTGTGCTTTGCATTAAGGCAATTAACCAATCTTCGTTAAGTGTTGATCCTAACTCACCTGCTAGACCACCTTTGTAAATAACAGTAGCATTATCTGTAACTGTTACAGTAATAGCAGCAGTAGCGGCAACACCACTAACATTTACACTTAACTTATTAAGACCGTATTTCTGTCCAGCAACAGCATTCAAGGTGATTGTATTAGTAGCGTTGTTTGCATCCTGCGAGAGTGGTGTTACGCTGTCATGTGAGAGTATTACGTTTTGCATTTAGTTACCTCCATATAATATAAAAAGGCACGCATTTAACGCACCTTCTTCTTCTTACTATCAAGTTTATTATCTTTCTTGCTACCTTCTTTAATTCCCATCTTCTTATCTTTTGCCATATCCTGCGCTTCGAACTTACTTTTAGTTAACATCTTTTTAGGTAAGAATCCCATTACTTAATCACCTCCACTTTAGCATCAACGGCAGGTGTTTCAGTGTATGCATTAAACTTATTAAATGATTCAATAACTACGGTCAACAGATCATCATTAATACGTTCTATCCTGTCAGCAAACTGGACTGTACTCGCTTGGAAGTTGTCACCTGTCGCGCCATCCATCATTATATGATCGTCAATTACTGTACCCTCTTGTGATTGGTAGGTTACTTTGGTATCTTTAATCATTTAGCATGCACCCCTTTTAGGTATTCTTTTGTTACTCTTACGCCTTGCTAGTTGTCCCATGTCGCGTTCACAGGCATATCTACAACTATCAATCAAGTGATTATCCTTGTCTACTGGTGTTGGTATGGCATTACCATCCTTGTCCGATTGCCACCTATACTTTTGTATCTCATTAATGAAGTTCTGACACTTAATATCAATAATGATCTGAAACTGTTGTAGCCATTGTATGCCAAAGTTGACACTGTCTTTACCCTTAACGGCAGATGTGGCAGATATACCAAGGTTGCGTAATTCTTGTACGCTCTTAGGTTCCATCGTTATTCAATTAGGTTCGCTACTCCTAATCCGCAAAATAAAAAGAACCCATTTAGGATTCTTTTATTGCTGCTCATACTTTCATATGAGAATAGACTATATCTTGAGCTTTCGCCCCCTGAAGTTTCCACTCGCTTGAGTGTACTCTACTCCCTTAATTAAGTTTAAACCTAATCGGTTTCGATAGTCGTTGAACTACCTCTTCTTTTGTTAGTTCTTCATATCCGAAAACATGATCTCTATGATGCATTTCAGTGTGCCTTGCACAAGCTGCAACGTGTCCTTGATTAAATCCATCAGCTACACATTCTCTAGTATAACGATAAACCTTAACAAGTTCGCCTTTATTATTATATAAATAAAGTTTTTTTGATTTAGAGTGTATGTTATTTTCACTAGGCGTCATCCATTCTAAATTATCAACATGATTATTTTGTCTATTTTCATCCTTATGATTAACATGTTTCTTTTTATTTGGATTAGGTATAAACGCCAAAGCTACAATTCTATTAACTCTATGGAATTTAACGCTACCATCATTATTCATTAATGCAACGTTTAAGTAGCCACCAGTTTTAGGATATTGATGTAATTTTTTAGCTTTTCCTATTATTTGGCTACCATAATTACCATAACTTATTAAATCACTTTTTTTAGTTATATAATAAATATCTCGTACATTTTCAAGACCATTTATTTCACATATTTTTTTCATTTGAATCACCTATAAACCATTGTAACATATATGCGATTCAATGTAAACATAATTGAAGAAATAGCTGCTGATTGCCCATTGTATCATCTTTAAGATTGTTACCATTTAGGTACTTAAAGCTTTAGGGGATTCCAGCAATTAAACAGGTTAAGTTCCCAACCAGTAAGAACTATCACAGGTTACTAGACCATCACCACATACGCGCTTGATCTCACTTGCTAGTAGGTCATTAGTCAATCCCTTTTCGTATGACTCACCTAGTATGTATAACCGCTTACGCATTAAATCAATATGCACTTGGATAACACCAGCAGGATCATTGCTATACCCGAAGTCACACCCATTACGAAGGTTATCAAATGAATCCCTCTCATGTTCTAGGTTGCGTATTAGGTAGTTAGTAAAGATAACATGACCAAGTACACCCCAATTACCTTCCAAGTATACAAGTCTGTAATATAAATCCCTTGTATTCTCTAATCTTACAATATCATCAGCAGTAAGGAATGAGTTATCGCGGTATGTAGTCTTTAGAATCGACAGGTGTTCGTCTCTATATGAAACATCGCCATCCTGCCACTTGCCTTGAAAGTGATTGACGTATATCCAATGTGTCTGATAGATAGGATTAAACGACAGTATAATGCGCTTCTTGACCTTGCTAACGCCGCGTAGACGTTTGTCTAACTGTTCTATGTCCTCATACTCTGCTTCTGTTGCTTCTTCGTACCATGCATCAGTAATAACACCCTTGCTAGGAGTAATGGACTTGATCTTTTCCTTATCATCCATACCACTGAATATAATCTGGTATCCATTAGTGCATGTGATTACAAGGTCAGACTTGTTGATATTAAAGAACTTGTCCAATTTAAAAAAAGATATAGCCTTTGTTATCTCATTAAACACACTCTTACGCACTGTCAGAGCAACTTTACGAATGATTAGGTAGTTGTGTCCACCCTTAACCATATCAATAACACAACGTTGCGCTAGGAAGTAGGACTTGCCACTAGATGAACCGCCATAATATATCTCTAATGGTGCAACATAGCCTAGATAGTCGCGATAGACCGGGTTAAATACTTTGCTTGATATGTTTAGGTTAATCATTGTTTATCTCTGACTTGCATCATGAACTCAGTCATTACCCACTTAGGAATCAATGGTGCACATTCATCTTGGAAGTTAATAAACAAATCAAGTGACAGGCGTTGACCCGTGGACATAAAAAAAGCAGGGTTCATATAGTAACCTGCATCTAGTTTCTTCATTATCTTATTGAATACCATTCGTTTTACAAACTCTCTGCCGCGCTTACCTGATAACTCTACTATCTCGCCCATTTCATCTTCTGTATAGCCTAATATCTTACCCTTATCCTTATATCCAATAAGGTTAGTATTGCCTACCATCAATTGTGATAGGTCGTACAGCCTGCCCTTGTCTTGATAAGATATAGTCTTGGGTAGCGCTACGTCCCTAAACAATCTAGCACCTGCCTTATGACTAGGGAATCTATATCCTTCGTCGTTAAGACTGTCAGAGAAATGTTTATTCTTTTCGCTAATCACTTCACCATCACTATTGATTACTCTTGAATTACATATCATATTATCGCCTCGTTTTAGTCGGGACAAAAATGTCTCGTTTAGGCATTCAAATGGGACAAAAATGTCTCGGTATTTTTTTGTAGTTAGTTGATTTATAAGGCTTTGGTCGTATCGTCACCAAATCGACTTAGTATAACTACTTAATCACGCTAATTTGTCGTCACTACAAGAGTCATAATAATCACAGTCTAATGTCCGATTTCGTTTATGTTCCCCTTGTAAAAACATTGTATATTCCAAACCTCGTATTTTTCAGAATCTGCCTCTTTCATCTTGTTCAAAACCTGCAAGCAATTCAACTTTACCGTCAGTAAACACTGTATTACCTTCGATAATCTTTAATTATCGGATGTAATAATTGTAGTTTATTCCTCAGTAACCGTTACATTAATTGTCATATCATTTATGCTGACTTCCTGTTCAGTTTTATCTTTCCATCCATAATTGTTTCTTAGATTGAAAATAACTCCTGTTGGATTCCTGGAAGTCATTGCCAACTCCTCTGCATAATTATGGCATTTTAGCTTTGCACGTGTAACCGTGTCAAAGAACTTTTCATTACTTTTGTCGTTTTGATAGTTCAGTAAACCCTCTCTACTTGTATCTAATGCCAAACATAAACCAGTAATTGTAAATGGTCTAATTTGTACACGTTCAACTCCGATATTGTTACCATCTTTATCCTTTATAGATTTATCAGTAAAGCAAGATTCAAAATACAAATCAATTAGCTTCTGCAGTTCCGCTACGTTCTGATATTTTTTAGGTCTGCCATTTACCGCCATCATCTCACCTCATTTATTTTAATATACTCAGGGTGGTAACCATGTACTAAGCTAGTACTATTCCCACGCTCATGACAAACAATCTTATCCTTATACAAGCACACCTGACACCGACAAACCAACTCACGCAACCACGGCAAATTTACTTATATTGATGCTGAAAAACTACTAATAGACGAGAGTGGAACAATCTGGCATAATGACGGCTATATTTGGTGTATCGCTAACAGATTAAGCAGTCACCTCCACAAATTATGGTGTATATGTGGCGAAAAGTCAGTAATAAATAAACAATATCGCCTAAATTAAAGAACCAAACTTAGACCACTTTTACAGGTGGTCTTTTTTTTGTAAAATAAAAACAAGCAACTATTAACACAACTGCAAAGCGTCAGTCGCGGATTACAATAGTCACTTGCTTTTCCGAAGAATCACTATCTACTTACTGTTCTTACTTTATCATAATACTACAGTTCGATAGGCTGAAAGTGAAAACATTATGAAATCAATCCACCATCCCTAATTCTCTAGCCAATTCCCCAATTATTGTATTGCACCAGTTATATATAGTTCGCTTGTCCACGAATAACTCCATTGCAATCCCATCATCTGTTAATGGTTGTGGATTTGTCCAGTAGCGCAGTACGATCATTTTAAACCTGTCCTCTGGCAATCTAGTCAGTACCTTTTCGAACGCCTTAATCGTCCTCTCTAGCTGTGCCAACCTCTTGTTACTAATCAATCGCAGTGCCTTACTCTCTGTAGTACGTCCAATATCAGTCCCTCTTATCCCACTATCATCACCACACCCACCACCACAGATAATATCAGACTGTATTTGTTCCCACTCGCGTTTTACATTGTCATAGTCCCTTAATTCTAATTCTACATATTGACGTATTTCGCGCCTCAATCTCATATAGCTACCTCCTGCACATATTCAGCCACATATACATAATCCTTACCAGCCTTCGCCAACGACCATATCTGATGGTGCCCATCAATTTTAATTACTGCCATTGACCGTTTTTGGCTCAATGCTAAACTATCAGCCCGTCCCTGCCAATACTCTTGCTCTGCTGATAGTTTCGGTTTGTCTAACCTTTCAGCCAAATTAATATATTTCGCAATTGCTTCATCATCCATTTTTAAATCACCTTCCCGTTATGTTTCCATGGTCTAGTTTTGTTATACTCCATTTTCTCAATCATTGCCGCCTTAATAT